CGCAACAAGTCTCTGGTTGAGATTTTGGTGCAATGGCTCTTTGCCCGCTGGCGCTCGGACCCTCTTACGTCGTCATCAGTGGATGATTTAGTGGATGATACCGTCGAGAAGGTTCTAGAGATTATGGACGAAACCCGTGCTGACGCTGATGCGTTCCTGCAAGAGGCTCTGGAAGCTGAGGGGAAGAAGTTCCCCAAGGACGTATCCCCGGCACGGGATGGCTCATACCCACGCAAGAACATTCTCCCGGAGGATGTGTGGGAGCGCCCCGTCAAGGAATATCGCGTTGCCCGTAACAACGGCGACTCGCACCAAGAGGCTATGCTCAAGACCTTAGCTCGCGTCCGTCAGCTGGCAGACGCGGATGTTCGTATGGCGAATAGGGAGCGCGCCGCGCGGGTGTACGAAGCCGCCGCGCCGCAGGGGGTTATCGGGTATCGCCGCATCATCCACCCCGAGCTGTCTAAGACGGGTACCTGTGGTCTGTGCCTGGTAGCAGCTGACCGTCTGTACTCAACGAACCAGCTGTACCCGCTGCACGATAACTGCAAGTGCGAGACCTTGCCCGTCACGAACACATCTGACCCCGGCTTGAAGCTGAACCGAGAAGACCTAGACTACATCTACCGGGTTGCGGGCGGGAATACCGCCAGCAAACTATCGAACACGCGCATTGCTGAGTATGTCTCAGGGGAACGTGGGCCTACCTTGGCACGGCGTGTACAGAAGTCTAAGAGCGGACTTACACCGAATGACGAGAAGTACGCGCTCTCAGGGGAAGATGCGGACCGCGCGTCGTATGTGCACACCCCCAGAGAAGAGGCTATCGACGCACGGGACGAACTAGCCGCCCTACGGCGTAAGCGCGCTAAGCCCAGGCGCACTCGAACATCTGTTCTAGAAGACCGTATCGCGTATTGGGAACGCCAGGCGAAAGCGTATGCCTCATGATTCGGCTGATTACAGGACCCCCAGCCAGCGGCAAGAGTACATATGTTCGAGACCATTCCAAGCAGGGGGATGCTATTATAGACTTGGATTTACTCGATGGAGACTCCGTGCTAAGGGCGGCTCTGGAAGAGAGCCTGCACCTGCGAGGGTCCCAGAGGGACGTGTGGGTTACCCGCACATTGCCAGACCCCGCAGACCGAAAGGGTTTTGCGGAATACATAAAAGCCGACTCAGTAATCACGCTTAATGATGCTTCGGAAGAAGAACTTCACGCGCGACTGGAAGGCTCACCAGATGCAGAATCCCGGCGTGAAGGAATACGCAGGTGGTTCTCGCTAAACCCCCGGAATGGGGATGAAAGGAATACAGATATGCCACAGGAGATTTTGTCTGCGAACGTTGGTACGGAGGAAACCCCGGAAGGGGAGAACCTGAACGCCGAAACGGTTACTCAGGAGAACGCCGCAGGGGATGCTTCGGAACCTTCAACGAGCGAGGAAGACCTGAAAGCTCAGATTGAAAATCTGACTAAGCAGGTAGAGCAGTGGAAGTCCCACTCACGTGAGTGGGAGGCTCGGGCTAAGAAGGGTCGCAAGTCTGAGGATGCAGATGATTCTGTAGCTGCCCGGCTAGAGGCGTTGCAGAATGAGTTCAGCGACTACAAGAAGAACGCATCTACTAAGATTGCGGAGTCGAAGATTCAAGCCGGGCTGAGTGCGAACGGGCTATCGAGTTTGCAGAGCGCATTCGATAGTTTGGGTGCTGCGTCGTTCTTGGATTCGGAAGGGAACTTCGACCAGGCTAAGTTTGACGGTATCCTCGCTACACTGACCGCGCCCGATACAGGTAACGCGTCTAACAGCAGCTTCGCCTCCGGCGCCGCCGCAGTGCGAGCTAAGTTCAACAAGAAATAGAGAGGTTACAAGTGCCTAATCTGCATAGCACTACCATTAACCGCAACCTCCCGGCTTGGTTGTCTGGTGAGACCGCTTCGATTGAGGCTCAGTCGCTCACCATCAGCGCCGAAGACTTTGCGGAAGTTATCAAGAAATACAACGGTGTACCTTCCGGCTACCCCGTAACTATTGAAGCAAACAAGGTAAAGCCCGCCACGGCTGACCCTGCGGGATTCCTGCTATTCGACCACGCCAACACCACAGGCACTGAGCAGGTCGCCGTTGTTGTCAAGGGAATTATCATCCATAAGCGTCTGCCTAAGCTCGCCTCTGGCTCTGCCCTGGAGAAGCCCGCAGATAGCAAGCACTTTATCTTCATGGAGGGCGCTAACTAATGTCTACTTATGACTTGGACCAGATTACTACCCCGGAGTACCTGACCGGCTTCGCGGAAGAGTACTACAAGAACATCCAGGCGCAGGAGATTGCCGCCAACTCCCTGCTTTCGTTCTTCCCCGAGCGCTACGTTGAGGGCATTGACCTGAACACCAAGGACCTCAAGGTCACCCGCCCCGTCATGGCGTTCAACCGCGCCTGGGACGCTGAGCCTAGCCGTGGTACTCAGCCCCCCGTCAAGATTGTTCGTTTCGAGAACATCCCTCTGACTCAGAAGTACACTATTGGCGAAAAGGACCAGCTTCGCGCTCGCATCCAGTCCAACGACATTATCCGCAAGTCCATTGAGGAGAAGGTCATGCAGGGCGTCGAGTCGATTGCTGACCGCCTTGAGTACCAGCGTGGGCAGACCCTCAACAAGGCTAAGTTCTTGGTAGAGACCGAAGCAGGCGGCGTTACTGAGGATGTATGGGGCCGCTCTGCAGAGGCAGACGTGACCGTGGCGGCTAAGTTTGATACTGCGGGTACCAACATCCTGAATGAGCTGGTGAAGCTGCGCCAGGCTTACAAGAAGCTCAACGGCTTCTACCCCGGCGCGACGGTGATGTCTACCCGCGTGTTCCTGGCTATCCAGACAAACACTCAGTTCGCTACTAAGGTTGGCGACGGGTACCGTCCTGCAACCCTTGAGGAAATAAACGGCATCCTGGCCGGTCAGCTTCTCCCGCAGATTACCCTGTATGACCGCCAGGTGAACACCTACGACGGCCCTGTGAATGTTCTGGATGACGACAGCATCTTCCTGCTTCCGCCGTCTGACAACCGTATCCTCGGTGAGACCGTGTTCTCTCGAACCGTGACCGCTGTGAACCTCGGCTGGACTGGCGTGAATGGTCAGGGTATCGTGGCTAATATCGTTCAGCGTCCTAACGTTGCGTCCCTGCGTGACATTGTTGTGGATTCTGTGGCGATGCCCGCCCTGTACAGCCCCGATGCCGCTTTCAAGGCTAAGGTTCTGTAAATAATCTAACTACCTGAAGGAGAAACGAACATGGTCACTAAGGCACATACATACATTCACAACGAATACGGAGAGCTTGTATTCCTACCGGAAGGGAGTGAGCTTAGCGACCACGTTCTCTCCCAGGTTACTAACCCTGATATTACCGGGCTTCGCTTCGAGGAACCCGCAGAGGAACCAGCTGAGGAACCTAAGAAAGCCCCGGCACGCAAGGGCACCCGCTCTCGCGCTAACAGCAAGTAAGGAATATACCCCGTGAGCATGGAAATCACTGTTGAGGATGTGTACACCGCACTAGACGGTGATGTCGTAGACCGCTCTGAGAAATTCATTGCGTCTAAGATTGAGGAAGCCCTCGCCATGCTCGCGGGGTATTGTCCTCGCCTGGCAAACATCATTGCGGGCAAGGAAGAACCGGATAAGCTCACAGCGGTACGTATCAGGGCTGTTGTCGTGGCCGCCGTCATGCGAGTTGCTAAGGATGACCGCTCGGGGTACATCTCTGAGAAAGAGTCGGCATACGAGATTCAGATTGACCGCGTAGCGCAGTCCCCGAACATCTGGTTCACCGATAAGGAACTTGAGGGTCTCGGGTGCAAGACCCGAGAGTCTTTTGTAGGGTCGGTCAAGATGTCTACAGACCCCACGTTTACATCTTCCCCTGTGCCTGGGTGGGATAAGGGGTGGTACTGCGGATGACGTTAGTATCCAACCCACGTCACGTCGTGGAGATTTACCCGGCGCGTAGTGTACTCAAGCCAGACGGTATGTACGCAGTGGAGTACATGCAGAAACCCCTGGTAGTGCGCTGCAACTTCCAGCCTATCGCGTCTGATAACCTCTCCCGAACTTCGTCGGTGCGAGAAGAGTACTACGGTACGAAGCTCTCTACAACTGGAGCGCTAACCGCACCCCCCGGCACGTTTGATAAGCTACGCGAGTCACTGCCTCAAGAGTACCAAGACGAGTTCCCTGTGAACGCGGTCGCGGTCTACACCCCCGGCAAGTACACCCGGCAGGCGGGACTAAAGCCCCAGCAGACATCCTCTAAGCCGTACTACTACACCATCAACGCCCGTGAGGTTGTCTTCCGAATGGGAGTGCGCACTCAGCACGATAAGGTTGCGATAACCAGGGGCAACGATAGGGAGTTATCGGGGGTGCCTCTTGGGTGACGGAATTGAACTGTACCGCACTAACTCGAAGCGCGCCGCGTCGTTGGTCTCCACCAGGACACGCGCGCTTGACCGTGTCGCGGAAGCTATCAAGAACGACGCGAAAGCCGCAGCTGAGCCATACCGAAAATCTACGTCTGATTCTTACGTAGACCATTTCGGTGTGCGGCGGTCTCTTTACAAGGGACCGCAGCAGTACCCGAATATCCCGGTGTGGGACCGCGTAGTTTATAACGACGACCCCGCCGCGCACATCATTGAGCTTGGTATAGCAACA